GTTTAAAAATGACACTTAAAGAACTTGCGGTCTTATACGCAAAAAAACAACCAAAGCAGGTTGATGCAATTACTGAAGACGCACCGATTCTTTCGATAATTCCATTCGAGGAAGCTTCTCACGATCTCTGGAACGTTTACGAAGAAACTTTAGAAGTAACCGGTCCTGGATTCGTTGACCTCGATGCAGCCCTCCCCGATGTAAATCTGAAAACACAGTTGCAAAAAGTCGATCTCTCTATCATGGGCGGGATCGCGAGCTGTGGTGAAGATAAAGCACAGATGTTCGGAGGCGCCCCAAAATATTTTGCAAAACAGGAAAGACCCATACTTAGAAAAGCAGGTATGACTTCTGAGTATGCAATTCTTTACAATATGATTCGCACACACGCATTGGCAGGAAGCAATAAGATCAATGCTGCCGGATCTTCAAACACTAATCACACAATACTTGCAGTAAGATTTTCTTCAGGAGAATGCACCGGATTATTCTCACCAAAAGGATTTAAGAACGGTGCGATGCTGGATGTAAAAGCCGTCAACGGCGGAAACCTGATGCAGTTTACTGTTACAAGGAACGGTGTAGCTACAACAATTCTTGGCTACCAGGTTCGTTACAAAGGATATTTCGGATTTATGATTGCCAGTTCAGTATGTGTTGGAGCAATCTATAATGTTGACAGAGTTTCTTCAACAAAGAAACTTCCGACAGCAACACAGATTGATGACTTATTGGCAATGGTAAGAGCAAACAATGCAGGGACATATTTGATGATGCACCCAAAGCTTCTTTCAAATCTGAAAGATATTCGTGGAGCCGGAAACAGAGTTACTGTTATGTCTCCTAATATAAATAACCCTGTCATCATTGATAGCTGGGACAGGATTCCGATCATTACGTCCTATAACTTTTTGGACGGAACTGAAGCAAACGTTTAATAATTGAAATTGAAAAGGAGATAAATTTAATATGTCAAATGAATTAAACTTAAATGGTATTATAATTTCTGATGATGACTTCCTGGCAAAGGATCAGGATGTACCGGATAATACGTCGGTAGATGGAAATGGGGGAAGTTTTGATATCGGGAATTTCCAGGAAGGCTCATTTGAGGTTGTTGCTAAAGTTGGTTCTGTCGGTTTAGACATCAGTGATACATTTGCTATCACAATAAAGATTCAGGATTCAGCCGACAATTCAAGCTTTGCTGATCTCGCTAATGTTTATACATTAACTGCTTCCGGAGGCAACGGAGTTAAAGCAGCCGGGACTTTGCTTGGTAAGTTAATTCTGCCTTCTGCAACACGCAGATATATCAAAGCAGTTTTAACTACAACTGATGCAAGTGCATCGGGTAAGGTGAGTGTTTTCCTTACGCTTCTGCCGAGATAGCAGAAAGAGTTGATTATTCAGCGAGGGGTCTCACAAAGAGATCCCTCTTCTAAAATCAAAAAAGGAATGCATTATGCCAATAACTACCAGAGAGGAAGTTAAGTTATTACTACAGCTTCCGGTTGCAATTGCGGCTGTTTACAGGTTTGTTCCTTCGTCAAACCTGCTTGTTAACAACGAAAGTTTGACAATCGGTTCTGTTACTTATACTTTTAAGACTACTCCGGCTGTTAAAAACGATATTCTGGTTCAAGGTAGTTTAGCAGCCCAGGCTGATGCAATTGTTAAGGCAATCAATGGGACTGCTGATGCTATTAACATTCCTTTTCTGGCAGATGAGATTATCGGGTTTACAGGGTCGGTAGTTGATACGACAGACATTTTACTTACTGCTGATGTTGCAGGTGTTTCCGCGGGAACAATAACAATAACCTGCAGCAATCCACTTAAAATGAAAATAATTACAATTACTTCGCCGAAAGATTCTGCAGCTGCTCAGGATAGCCTGATTGATTCGCTGATAGTAATTGTTCAGGATTTTATTGTAAGGAGAATAAATAATTTCGCCGTTTATAATTTCTATTTTGAAACTTACTGGCCGGTATTCACATCATCAGACAAATCAATTAACGATGAATCACAAGATTTCAGAGAAATAGGATTTATTCCGGGCAATGAAATACTCATCAGTGGTTCTCTTCAGAACAATAAAATATTTACGATCGTATCTATTGCCGAGCACAAAATTATTGTTCAGGAAACAGTTAAAGATGAATCGAGCAATACCCGCGTAATATTGCAGAGAATTGAATTTACAGATGATATAAAGTTTGCAGCAACGGATTTTATTGCGATGAAGTTGAATAAAGATAGAACGGTAAAAAGCAGATCTCTTGGTGATCACTCTGAAAGTTTTTTCACTCAGGAAGAAATGCTTGATACATTTTTTTCATTCAGAAAATTGAAGTGGGATTAGAGAATGGGAATTGAAAGCTACTTAGTGTCAGGATATGAAATTTACAGACCAACTGATGTTGATGACGGTGCTGGGAGTTCTACGGAACAGTTGATTAAGATTGCTGATACTCAGGGAAGAATGAGACCTTTGACAGGTGATGAGATTTTGGCAAATGAAAAAATAAATCTGATTACATCTCACAGGTTTTATTGCCCGGTGCAAGAAATTCAAAACGGTGACTATATCAAGGACACAGTTAAAGGTCAGCTCTACTCAGTGGTGTTCGTTAAAAACCCGATGGAGATGGATGATCACCTGGAAATTGATTGTTTAATGTAAAAAAAATTGGAGTAATAATGAAAGCACTTGTAATTCTTTTAATAATATTTTTTGCTTTGAGCACTATTCATTGCCAGCCGAATACGAAAACAACCATTGAGGTTGGAATTGTTAATCCAGTGGCAGGTAAAACATATATTTTCTTTGCTGAAATAAAACCGGACACTATCACTTCTCAGCTTACTGATGGGATGGATTATTTAAACCCTAACGTAAGCAATCTGATTAAAACATTAACAAATATCCATACTGTTGCTGATACAATATTCGGAGAGATACAAACAAATGATCAGACTTACCGGCAATTTATTAAAGCTGGATTAGTCCAGGTGGATGATTCAAGTTTAAAATATTCAGCGATGAAAACTACATATTGGGTTGAACTGGATATGATAGAACCTAACCAAGCAGGATTTTTTATAAGAAAAAAATGAAAAGTCTGCTGATAATATTGTTTCTCTTGACCGGGATTTCACCCGGTCAAACAATTGCGCCGGAAGGGAAGTATTTCCTTATGCTCGGTTTTAATGAACCTATGGATACGAACTCTTTGAAGCATAAAGAAAATTATGAAGTGTTTGATCAGGATTTCAATATTATCCCTGTGTTGAATGTCGCAATAGGATATGACGAAGAAACAGGAGTCTGTGAAGATACATTGGTTGTCTTATTGATAAATGCACCGAGTTATAAGACAACTTATGCTGTCAGAGTTTCAAATGTAAAAGATAGAGCAGGGAATTTAATTCATCCGGGACACAATTCAGCCTGGTATTATTTTGATGGTTATGATCCGGTAAATGAAAAGCAGCCATACCTGATAGTGAAATGAGACAGGAAATAGTAAGAATACAGAAAGCTCAAAGTGTACAGGAAAAGTATAAGCTTGATGTCGACAGGATGAAAAATTACAAGCGAGTTCTTGTTGAAACGATTGAGTATGCAAAGAAGGAACTTGTTAACTGCGATTATTTAATAAGAGTTCTTGAAAAATTGCAGACGGAAAACCTGAGCAAAATATCTATTGATGAATATTACAGAACAAACTTCGGATTTAATGCCGATAGATTTAACCGGCTGCTTAGAAATGGCACGGTGCTTAATGAAGAAGAAATTAAAAACTTAGTTGTTTATTTAAGCAAATGATTTACAACGCAAAAAAATTGTTTCATAAACACGCTTCGATAAAAGTAAAAGGTTTTACTAAGTGTATGACTTTAAATGATTTTGAAAAGGCTTGCGATGAGCTTCTTGTGAGATTACAGATAAAAGCAAAAAACAAAAAGAAAAATGTTAAATGAAATTATCCAATGGGCTGTGATCGTGTTTATAATTTTCTGGATATGGAAAGTTAAGGGATCAAGTATATGGTAAAGAAAGTCTTGATCGTCGTTTCAATTTTATTAGTGATTGCACTATTCGGGAGCGGCGCAATAGGGCACTTTATTTTATATGTTATGAATTTTATCAAATGAAAAGAATAATCTTTTTCATATTGCTCGCTCTGCTATCTTCTTATGAAGAGATAATGCAATTAATTCAAAGAGGAAGCTGGCACATTGGAATGACATGGCTGCCGATCTGGGAAACTTCCTGGGACGGAACCTGGAAGCTGTTTGACAGCCATCATTTTATTTTCGGTTTGTTTGTGCTTGCGTTTGCGTTTGTGCTCAGAATGAAACCAAAATATTTTTTCAAATTACAGTTAAGGTTTTTTTCAGATAGATGGAATTATTTATTGACTGAAGGACTGCACATTGTAATTGTGTGGCAGACTTTCTTCTGGATACGCAATATCGGTATGCACATTTTGTTTATGAATCCTGATTATATCAGGTGGTATTATCTTTTACCGATAACTTTTTAGGGAAAATATCTAAATGGAAATAAATAAGGAAACAATTCAGATGATAGTTGCGATTATCCAAATTATTGGAGTTCCCTTATTTCTCTGGGTCATAAGAAAAATAGGACAAATTCACAAGGGCAATAAATATCAATCGATGCAGATTGAAGCTTTTGTTGAAGCAACGTCGAAGCAGTTTGGTAATGGAGAATTCAGAGATCATTATCATGCCCTGCTTAAAGACAAAATGGAGAAATATAACTTTATTTATAAAGGGTGAAAATGATAAACGAAAAAGATATTCCCGCTCCGAAAGGACCGGAAATTCCATCCGGAAAAGAGATGGAAGAAAAAATTAAACAACAAATTAAAAACACAAAAATAGAAAGGTTCAATATGGGACTCCCAAATATTTATGGAGTGGAAAACTTCAAGAAGCTTGTGAGATTTTTGGGCTTATCCTGGACAGAAGTTGCCGCAGCACTTGCAGATGATGGAAAGGTATCACTTATCGAAGGACTTGGTCTCGCAGTTAAACTTGGTCCCGCTGCATTCGGATTGATCGGAGCAATTCCCCAGATACCAAAGGAAATTGTGTTCGACCAGGTAACCGAAGAAGAAATCGCAGAGATTGCAGTCGAACTCGAAGATTTTCCTATTAAAGGTGATACCATAGATGCAACAAAAGAATTATTGCCTTTAATCCTTGGATTGAAGGACTGGTATTTCAAGTGGCTGGCCAACCCAAATGAAAAAAGTTAAATGGTATCAACGTAAAGAAGTGTGGGGGACAGTTCTCACACTTCTATCGTTTTCCCCGGAGATAATTAACTCAATGGTTGATGTTGGTTTGCTGAAGGATTATACTTTGATAGCAAAATTAGCAACACCTATTGGACTAATATTGACTGCCCTTGGAATAAGAGCGGGTAACAGAGATAAAAATATGTTTTGGCATAAAAAAGAAGATCTTCCAGAGAGATTAAGAAAATGAGATTAATTCAACAAAGATTATTTCATACTGCTGAAGAAACAATATCAGCCTTGTATCTTCAGGAGCCTGAACAGTTAACATTTTTATGCTGGATTTTGGAGGACCAGCCCCAGACTCAAAAAGTTTATGCTGAGACAAGAATTCCTTCAGGAGTTTATAATTGCAGATTGAGAACCTGGGGGAGAGTTCACGAAAATTATTTGAAGAAATTCGCAGGGATGCATTTCGGCACAATTGAAATAATGGAAATTCCCGGATTCCAGGATATTCTATTTCATATTGGCAACGATGATGATGATACTGCCGGATGTTTACTGCCTGGGACAAACCCTGTAAAAGATGCATTTGGAAGATATACAGTTACAGAATCAACCAAGGCTTATTTGCTTGTTTATCAAATGCTTGCTGAACAATTAAAACATAACTTCCCGGTTCTTTGGGAGATAAGAGACGAGGTTACGAGCTGATGGCAGATCTGCAATGGAACCCTCAAAGAGGGATGAATATGGTAAGAAGATTTTTAGAAGACAAAATGGAAGTTGCTTGTGAGCTGCTCGAGTCGGATATGAAAGAAAAAGCAAGCGATCAGGCAAGCGATACAGGAAATTATTTGAACAGTTTCAATCACAAAGTAATTTCCGATGATACCAAAGTAATCGGAATAGTTTTTAATACTGCCGAGTATGCGCCTTACATTGAATTTGGGACCGGTGAGTTTGCAGAAAGCGGTGATGGAAGAAAAGGCGGTTGGGTTTATCTTGATCCTAAGACAGGAGAATTCCGATTTACAAAAGGAATGAAACCAAGACCAATT